TGACGTTCAAGGACTTTAAATTAGTTAAGGATAGCTTTGAGAAGGAGGGTATGATTTCACTAGGAAATTCACGAGAATTTCTTAATGCACTTGCCCGTTACTCTTGGAAATTAGTTTCCTTGAGTATGCGGACAACTGTTAAAACCCAAGCTCGGTCTAAGTTATATTACAACTTTGGGAAATATCTTTTATCTTTAAATAAAAGACATGGTTCCCTTTATGTAGTAAAGTATCTTAAAGCGTCTCAACTTGCAATACAAAAGAAAATTGCTGGGCAACCTTTCTCATCATTGAGAGAGATTGAACCTGATTTAGCTTTACCTCGTTTAACACGTAGTGGTTTACCACGTATCATCGGAACTAGAGATAGAAGAGCAATTCTTTCTGGATCTACAAAGGTGCTACAATTATATTTAACGTTGTTTGGCATTTACCGGATTATATCCAGTGATGTTAACCCAAAGTTAAATACAATTACGGATTTATTTACTGGAGAACCTGAGTTTATCAAAGTGGCGTCGAAATGGTTTAGCAATTATGCTAAAGCAACTCTTGGCAATACAATGACAATTCAAGGTTTGAAAGTAAGTAAATTTAAATTCCTTGAAACAGCATCTCCTTCTAACTCTATGAGTTGGAAAGGGATGTTAACGGATATTGTGCTATTACATAACAATGTTTTAGTATGAGATGCCATGATGGGTTATTTAAGTTTGACTGGTAGCGGTCAAGTTCAGTCTTTTTTAGTGAGTATCTCAGCTTACTTCCGTAAAAAAGGAGTAAGTGTTGAGTTACCCGTTAAAGGTTTGAACAACAACTTCTGGAGTACTGACAAGTCTTCAGCAACCATAGGTCAGCTTTCTTTTAAGAAAGAGGCTGCAGGTAAACTTAGAGTTTTTGCATTGGTTGATGGATGGACCCAATCTGTATTGGACCCTCTCCACCAATCTTTGTTCAGACTTCTAAAGTCGTTCCCGAATGATGGTACTTTTGACCAGGACATGTCTTTTAAACGTGCCCAATTGAAAGCATCAAAGTTTGGAGTTACATATGGATATGATTTATCCAGTGCAACAGATCGACTACCTATTGATTTACAAGTATCTATCCTTTCAGGCCTTTTCTCTGTAGAAATTGCCCAATTTTGGAAAACTATATTGGTCGAGAGAGACTACCAAGTCCCCTTGAACCATTATGGTATTCCAACTGGAAGTGTAAGATATTCTGTAGGTCAACCTATGGGAGCTTTGTCTAGTTGAGCAATGCTGGCCCTTACTCATCATATAATTATGCAGTACGCTTCACGATTATGTGGTAATAGTAAATTCATTTGGGAAGATCGGTATGAAATACTTGGTGACGATATAGTAATCTTTGATTCCTATCTCGCTGCAAAGTATCTCCAACTGATGGCCCTTTTTGGAGTTCCTATTAATGCTACTAAATCAGTAGTATCATTGGGTACTAACCATGTGGTCGAGTATGCTAAACGTACCAGTATTCTAGGTCAAGACATTTCTCCATTAAGTTGGAAGATGTTCTTAGCTCAGGATACATTTAATGGTCGTTTGGCCATAGTTGACTACTTGGCTCGAAAAGGCTTTTCTAAGGTTAATAAAATATTTAATATTGTATTAGCCTCAGCAGTATGGGATAAACGTCCGTTAAACGACTCTTATTCTATGCTGGCATTAATCACTAGCTTAGTTAAGTCAGGTAAAATTGAGTTGTATGACCTTCTTCGAATTCTTCATGAGAATAATATTCTTATTAAGAAAGAGAAAGGAGTAGATATGGTAGATTTGAGCCCTGGTCTTGCTTCTAGAGTTCTCAGTAATTTTTTTGCTGGTAAGTCTATAGCAGATCAAGTCCCAAAAGAAACTATGTCTTTTGCAACTCATGTTAGTTTTATCGAAGCTTCTCTTACTTTATGTATAGAGGGGTTGAGATCTAAATTTACACCTGATTTTGTAGAATCTTCAATAGAGAAAATTCTGGATGAGATGATTATGTCTAGATCTAACAGAGAGGAGATCAAACCTATATTATGAGAAATACATAATATGATTGAGGCTTCTCTCCTAACAGAAATTCTTTCTGTTAGTATTTATGGAGGTATAACCCTTAAGACTCAAAATCTTTCGGACCTTCTTAAAGTTAAGACTAAATATGAAAGTCTTCTCTCAACATTTTCTATTTGAGGAAGAACAAAATTAGATCGAAAGGTGGAAACGGCGTCTACATTAGGTTTCTTAAAGTTTTTAAAAGAAGCTTTATTGAAACGTTCAACCTTGGCTCCAAAAGTATTAGAAAGACCGTTCTTATTTAGAGCGGCCCCTGTTAATATTTTTAAGGGTACTATGTTTGAAGCTGATATGGCTTCCCTTACTCCATCACTATCATTTAAGAAAGCTCCGAAGAAGGAGTAGTATACTTAGCCGAGATTGGGAGGTTAGATACCTTTCATCTCCTATCCTAGCTATAAAAGGCTTG